TCAATGTGTGGTTGCATGAAAGGTAAGAAGGCACAAATTGCAGGAACCATTAAAGCGAGTAAAACAAACTCATCTTTCCAGCTCCCGGACATTTGATTGACCGCACTGGCTTCCCACGAGATTTTTCCTGCGATTTGCTGCTCTTTAAGGCTCTTCTGTGCCTTAATCTCAGTCAGTTTTAGGTCTGCTTTAGCTTTTTTTGTCTCAACGAAGCCTTTGACCGCATCCCCCACCATATTTGCGATGGGCCCTACTAAAAAATTCATCATTTCTTCTTTACTCCCTTAATTTTACCTTTGTTTATGCTTGCGTAGAACACTTTTGCACCTTCTTTCTTGCCATAAGTCTTTGACATGGCCTTTTTTATCTTTTTACCCTTCTTGTTTAGGGGCATTTGCTCTTTCTCTTGCTACATCTGCACGTAAATTAGCAAGATCGTAGTCTTTTTGTAGTTTTTGACTGTCTAAAACCTGTTTGTAATCAAATTGATTCTCTTTTAGTGCTTGATTTTCACCTTTTAGCTGTGCATCCATCTCCATTTCCGCTTGTCGTAATGCTAATTCTTGTTGTTTTAGCAATACTAACGGATCTGTGTTCTGACCTTCCATGGCTTCTTGCTCTTCAGCTACCATTTGCTCTGTAATTTTTTGTATTTCTTCATCAATTTTTATACCACGCTGCATTTGTAATGCTTGTATTGCCTCAGGAGGCACCTGATCACCAAATTCTTTTCTTAATTTTTCTGCTTCTTCTACCATGGCTTGATCAACGACCTGTGTTGCCAATAATGATACGTGTTGCATTATATGTGATGTCAAATTCATCACTGCCATGGGGTTAGTTTTGACTAAAACGGATGACATAAAAGTTCTGTGTGACTTAATATGTAACTCGTGATTTTGTTGTGGAAAAGCTTGTAAATTTGCACCCTTTAAAACTACGCTATGTTCTAATGCGGGGTCTTGTGGTTGTGGTCCTTTTGGTATTGGTAAGATTTGCTCTACGTCTTTCACACCTAAAGCTATGTACATTCTTCTGTATGCCTCATAAAGATTATGTATCTGTGGATTACTCTGTGCTAGTTGTAATTGATTTTGTGCAAGAGTCACACGTTGTGACATTGAGAATATATTTGGATCGGAGACAGGTAAGATATCTATGTTGTCATCAAAATCTAATTGTTTAATTTGTCTTGGGCCACCAGCTACGTTGTAAGGGTACATAGGTGGCAACACCATTTTGAAAATTTTAGCTAATAAATTAAATTCTTTTTTCTGTGCGTAGTGCAGTCTTTTGTGAACCGCCGACATGACTTTTGTGCCACGTTCCATAAGAGCCATTGTTGTGCCTACAGGTGTTTGTGAACTACCTATTTCTGATAACTGCATATCGGCAACAGTGGCAAATTGTTTTGCTGCATCCACACATAAACCTAGTAACTGTAGTAAAGTTTGATCGGGACCTTTATATGGTAAAGGCATTAACGCTTCACGGATAATACCATTAGGTGCATCCACATCTCTAAACTCACCAGGTTGTAAAGGTTGGTCATCATCACGTATTCTTAATCCACGTGACTTAAAACCTGCAGGTAAATTAGATAATGTCCCAGCGTCTAATAATTGTCGTAAAGCTGAGGTAGCGGTTCTTGTCAAACCACCAATCATGTGTATTAAACCAAAGCCATAAAACCCTAAGCCTGGTAAAAATTTGTAATGTACAAAGTATTCATTCTTTTTTATTAACGCATCGCCCTGATTATAATTTCTGTAGATTGATAAAATACTATTAGAGCCTCTATCTATTGTGACAATGTAAGGTAATTTTATTCCTGACGGTTCATTACTTTTTGGATCTATGTCTTCAAAACCCTCTAGGTCTAAATCGACATGAACCTCATATAATTCCGCCATGTCATCAACTGCATAATTGCCCGGAGACTCACCATCTATTTGATCTTTTTTTTCTTGTAAATCTGATTGTCCTGCATCATAGCCATTACCGTTTGTATCGATATAAAAACCACTAACTTGTTTTTTTCTTAAATCATTTTTTGACATTTTTAAAACTTGTGTAATACGTTCACAAGTTTCTAAGTCTGAACATCCATATGGCACTATGACATCTTCAGCAGGAATAAATTTAGAGGTTGCTCTGTTTAATGTTTCTTCAAAATAAACTTTTTTAAATGCACTACCCGACAAAGGTAATTGAAATAACAGTTGGTCCATCTCTGGATTGTAGTCTTCCATGACATGAGTAATCTCATAGTTCATGTAATCTTTCACACGTTCTGCTGCTTGTTGTAATTGTGTGGTGTTTGCACCGACCACTTGTGTTCTAACAGGTCCGTCACTTGGTAATAACTCTACATAAGCCATGGCCTGAAACTGTGTTACAGCTTGAGCTAAAACAGGGTGATTAACGCTTGCTGCACCTCTAAATGGCCTTGTTCTTTCTTCATACTTAAAACCTAAAAGATCTAAGCCCTTTGTATAAGATTGCTCCCACTCTTCTCTTGTAGTTCTATCATTGTCAATTTTTTCATTAAGCTCATTTGCTACTGATTGTAAATATCCTTCTTCAAGCACTTCCGCTAAGTTTGAATTAAATCCAATAGGTTGTGTTTCTTGCTCACCAATTATAGCTGAGCCGTCCTCTATGATTTCTACACCTTCTTGACTGTTAGGATCTGATAAGTTTACTGTGGTTCCAACTTCTTGAACGAGTATCTCTTCTTCCTCTGGTCCACCTGCACCTAAGCCTTTTGGCTCTTTTGCATTATAAGGTTCATCTTGTATGCTATCGAATTTATCTACCATATTCACCGAATATATCTGTGATTGAAACTAAACTATCTTTTGCAATTGATCCACCATCTTTTTTCTTAAATAAAAAGAACGGTTTATCCGCTGCCTCATCAGGCATCGTAAGAACAAACATATCCACAAGAGATGGATTAAATTCTTCTATAACAATTAAGGCATCGTTAATAGTTTCACCCTCACCTAGTGGCACAAAATTTACACTATCATCATCAGCACGCACGTAAAAATCTTGAAACTGTCCTGGTGCTACCTCTCTAGTTAATACAACATCTTTGTCTTGATAACCCCCGCCACTTACAAACTTTCTCATTTGCTCATTGTAAAACTCATCTATGCCCTCTTCGCTTTCTGTGGTTGTGCGTCTAGCGACATCCTCTTTGTTTAGTTTTAGACCACCGTCTACGTCTCTATTGAAAAACCTTAGTCCCTTTGTTGCTTTAGTCGGATCTACTATTTGTTCTACTTGAAATGTTGCGCCATATTTTTTTGCGATGTTTTGCATTTGTTGTTTCACAACTTTGTCATAAAGATTTTTAAATTTTTTGCCTTCTGGCCCATCAGGATCTTTACCCCATCTTCTGTTAACTTTTTCTGCAGGCATGATAGCAACTTTTTGTATGCCTTTAGATTCTGCGTCTTTAATGGTTGACTTAACTAATAGATCAACATAGTCAGCCTGTTTGTTAAAAGGTATTGCAGGAAATATTTCTAATTCTTTCGTGCCACCATAATAACTGCTTATAGGATCTGCTGTTTCACCAAACGCAGCGATGTCTTCTGATTGAGATGCCCCTGGAACTTGTATTTTTGCTAAGTCTCTATCTAACTCACCAGCTCTATTTAAATCTAATAAATTATCTAGAACTTCTTGTTGTTTATCTGCAATAGATTTAATTACAAACTGTGTCTCAGGTTTTCTAGCAGTTATATCTGATTTTACTGCAGCGTCTATTTGATTTTGTAAAATATCAATTTCTTCTGCATATTGTGGTATCAACCCTTTTGCGGCTTCATTTGGAAATGGTTTAATAAGATTAGGATTGTCCTGTAACATTTTTAATTGTTTTTCTGAGATTGCATTATTTATTGAATTCAATAAATTTTCTCCTTGTTGTCTATCATAATCATTTGGACTTTGTAATAATTGATTAGCTCTTTCTTTTACTTTTTCTATTCTTGCAAATAGAGCTTTAACACGTTCTTGTTCTTTTCTGACTTTAGTTAACATATCTGTTTGTAATTCTTGTATGACGGCAACCTTTTGTCCTGTTGCAGTATCGTAATCAGCAACTCTTGTAAATCCAATGACGTTCTCTTCACTAAAATGACCACTTGATATGAAAGGTTTTTTCTCACCAGGTAATGGTCCAGCAGTTACTACGATCTCTCGATATTGTTTACCTACTTCGTCTAAAGGTTGATTACCTGCATTTCGATGTCTAGGTTGCCCTGCTGACTGTATCATTTTTGTTTGATCTTCTGTAAAAGGTATTGGATCTGCTTCTTTGACTTTAATTGATAAATTACCCATGGGTGATGTTTCATAGTAATCAACCAATTGTTCTTGAGTTATTCTTTGGTTTGGATAATATTTTTCGTAATCTTTTAAAAACTGCTCTAAACCTGTGTCTCTTAACTCGGCCTCTGGCACTGGATTACCACCAAGTAAGAACTTAGACCAGTCTGATGGTTGTGCTGCCTTTGGTGCATTAGGTGATACAATTTTCTCTAATGTAAAAGATTTAAAAGCAAAATCAGAGGGTTGCACTTCTTGTGTTGTTGGTAATGTTGAACCTGGTGGACCGGATGGTGCGTCTGTCTGTATTTTTTTCTTAGGTGTGTCTACTGCTTTTACTTCTCCAAATACTTTAAAAATTTTTGAGGGATTAAAGGCTAGTAAATTTTCTGACTCTACAGCCTGTTGAAAGAAGTCATCGTCTATTGCAGGATCTGGTGTAAACTGTTGCTGATTAATATTTTCTAACGGATTACCTCCTATTGCCATCCTCACAGGACCGCCTTGTTGAAAACCTGTAGCATCTCTTAATTTCTTTCCTGAAAGATTTAAAAAACCTTTTCTTATGTATGGTGTTTCAGGAAAAGTATCAATAACATCTTGTTT